TGGTAATCAATGGTTCCGATTTTATGATGTAAGGAATGCTGAAGCCGTATCAGTTGCGGGACAACTTTCTATTCGATGGGCTGAGAGAGCTGTAAACAATTATTTAAATGGAGTATTACAAACAGATGGAACCGATTATGTCATTGCTTCTGATACTGACTCTCTTTACGTTGACCTTAGTTCTCTTGTCGAAAAAGTAGGGCTAACTGATACAGACAAGATTATCAAGTTCATGGATAGTGTTTGTGATGATAAAATAGAAAGAGTCATTGAAAAGTGTTATGAAGATTTAGCAGATCATGTTAATGCATTTGAACAAAAGATGGTTATGAAGAGGGAGGTTCTTGCTGATGTTGGAATTTGGACAGCAAAGAAACACTACATTCTGAATGTTCATAATTCTGAAGGTATTCAGTATAAGAAACCCAAACTCAAAATTATGGGAATTGAGGCAGTTAAGAGTTCTACACCTGAGACTTGTAGGACAGCTCTCAAAGAAGCTTTTGAAATTATTATGAATGGGACTGAAGATGATATTATAAATTTTATAGATAACTTTCGGAAAGAATTTAAAGGTTTACCCGCAGAGGATGTTTCTTTTCCAAGGTCTGTGAAGGGATTAGCTAAATACAGAGATTCAGCTACAATCTATAGAAAGTCAACTCCACTTCATGTGAAGGGGTCTTTAATTTACAATATGATGCTTGAGAAGAATAAACTCACAAAGAAATATCCACGAATTCAAGAAGGTGAAAAGATTAAATATACATATCTTATGGAACCAAATCCAAGTGGAGATAGTGCCATTGCAATGTTGAATTCCCTTCCTAAAGAATTTAAATTAAATGATTATATTGATTATGACCGACAATTTGAGAAATCCTTTTTAGACCCAATGAAGGTTATTTTAGATACTATTGGCTGGGATCATGAAAGGAAATCAACAATTATGGATTTCTTCTCTTGACAAATCTCCAACTCATGGTAAAATAGGACTATTATGGAAATGGATTATGGCGGTTGGCTTTCGGAAGACCTGCGGAAATTATATAAAGATTTACTTTATCGCAGAGATAGGTCTGAAGATTATTCTGATAGAGCCGAAATAAATCAAACAGTTTTAAAAATTATGGCAGTATTACAATCGAGGAATGATATAGATGAATGACTTTTTAGATGAACTAATATCGGCAACAGGGAATCAATATGCTTCCAAAGTTGCTGATGGAATGCTGGGGAATGTAAATGAGTATATTGACACAGGTTCTTTTATTCTTAATGCTTTGTTGTCTGGTAGCATACACAAAGGGTTACCGTCTAATAAAATTACAGCCTTTGCGGGAGAGAGTGCTACTGGAAAGACATTTTTTCTACTTGGCCTCTGCAAACAGTTTCTTACAGACAATCTTGGCGGGGGTGTTCTGTACTTTGAGTCTGAATCAGCTTTAACTCCTGAAATGGTTGAAGAGCGGAATATTGACACTAAGAGATTTGTGCAATTTCCTGTAGCAACCATTCAAGAGTTTGCAACACAATGTTCAAAGATAGTAGACAAACATATAGAAAATGGAGAAGATAAACCTCTCCTTCTTTGTCTTGATAGTCTTGGAATGTTATCTACAGCAAAAGAGGTGGGTGATGTCTCAGAGGGTGCAGACAAGGTAGACATGACCAAGGCACGAATTGTTAAAGGTGCATTCAGAGTCTTGACACTTAAACTAGCTAAGGCTGGAATTCCATTACTGGTTACCAATCACACTTACAAGCAAGTCGGAACAATGTTTCCTCAAGATGTGATGGGTGGTGGTTCTGGATTGCAGTATGCAGCATCCAATATAGTATTTCTATCGAAACGAAAAGAGAAGATAGGAACAGATGTCATTGGAAACATAATTCACTGTAAAAATTTCAAATCAAGATTGACCAAAGAAAATAAGATGGTTGATGTTCTTTTGACTTATGATGCAGGACTTAGCAAATATTATGGACTACTTGAATTAGCTGAAAAGTATGGTATACTAAAGAAAGTATCAACTCGTTATGAAATGCCAGATGGTGCTAAATTATACGGTAAACAAATCTTGAGTGATCCAGAAAAATATTTTACTGGTCAAATTATGGATGCTATAGAATTAGCCGCGGATCAAGAATTTTCTTATGGAAGGGGTAATGATGCCGAACTTAGCACCGAAGATATCAAAGAGCAAACTGAAGGATAACTGGTTTCAGTTAGTTTCTAATCCAGATGACCCTCATGATAAAAATATATGTGTTCAAGTTATTGATGGGCCTTTTGCCCATGTTATTGTACAATACAAAAATTTTAAAACACATCCAGAGTTAAATAATGATGGTTCTCTTGATTGTGATTTTGAATATGATATAATTATGGCACCACATAATATCGGAGAAAAAGATATTACTGATGGTGAGGGTGAAGTTTTTGAAAAACGGTTGGGTGAAGCATTAATCGAACTACTATGGGAGACTGCAGAGAATGAGAACAGAATCAGCAATACTAAAGAATCTACTACATAATGAAGAATACACCAGAAAAGTTTTACCCTTTCTAAAAACTGATTATTTTACAGATAATGCTGATAAAATTGTTTATAACGCATTAAGTGATTTTGTTATAAAATATAATTCACTTCCCACAAAAGAAGCCCTTTCTATTGAACTCCAAGAGGTAAAAATAAATGAAGAAGAGTTCAAAGAAACATTGGAGCTATTAAATGATATTTCTAAAAATACAGAAGAATACACCGATATTGGGTGGTTATTGGACACAACAGAAAAATTCTGTCAGGACAAGGCAATATACAACGCAGTGGTCGAATCTATCTCAATCTTGGATAATCCGAAGCATCAACAAGATAAAGGAGCTATTCCAGATATTCTTAGTGATGCCCTGTCTGTTAGCTTTGATCCTCATGTTGGTCATGATTATCTTGATGACAGCGATGACCGTTTCGCTTTTTATCATCGCGTGGAAGAGCGTATTCCATTCGACTTGGAATACTTCAACAAAATTACAAAGGGAGGATTACCTCAGAAGACATTAAATATTTGTCTTGCTGGAACAGGAGTAGGGAAATCCCTGTTTATGTGTCATGTAGCAGCATCCTGTCTATCTCAAAATCAGAATGTACTTTACATTACATTGGAGATGGCAGAAGAGAAGATTGCAGAAAGAATTGACGCAAATATGTTGGATATTGCAGTGGATGATTTACATGCTTTATCCAAGGATATGTATGATAGAAAAATTGAAAATTTAAGAAAAACAACTAAAGGTAAACTGATAGTCAAGGAGTACCCAACTGCTTCAGCAAACTGTAACCATTTTAGATCTTTGCTGAATGAATTGAATTTGAAGAGGTCTTTTATTCCAGATATTATTTTTGTTGATTATTTAAATATTTGTACTTCTGCTAGAATTAGAACAGGAGCGAATGTCAATTCCTATACATATATCAAATCCATTGCTGAGGAACTGCGTGGATTGGCTGTGGAAAATAAGATCCCAATCTTATCTGCGACTCAGACAACCAGAGCCGGATACTCCAATACGGATGTTGGGTTGGAAGATACTTCTGAGAGTTTTGGACTACCTGCTACGGCGGATCTTATGTTTGCAATTATATCTACAGAACAGATGGAAGAGCTCGGACAAATAATGGTCAAACAGTTGAAAAATAGGTACAACGACCCAACTAAAGACCGTAAGTTTGTAATCGGCATAAATAGAAGTAAGATGAGATTGTTTGATGTGGATCAAACAGCTCAAAATGAATTGGTTGATAGTGGCCAGGATAACGCTCATGATGACACACCATCTTTTGATATAGCAACTGGCGGCAAATTTAATAAGCGAGATTTTGCAGGATTTGATTATGAATAGACAACAACGAAGACAAAAACAAAAACAAGAACGCAGAATTCAAAAAGCTGGTGCTTTCCAATTAGACATGGAAGCACTTACGCCTTGGGCAGATGTTTTGATGAAGATTAAACTTCCAGAAGCAGTTGTTGAAGGAATGCTTGAAATTACAGATAAGGTACTTCAAGACCCAGACCGCAAGAATTGGGGAGACAATCTTGCAGGTCAAATTGCGGATGAACCTATAGTTCCCCATCAAATGATGATGGATTATAAACTTGATGGTGGAGGTACAATATTTCAATTTTTCATGAATATTGTAGGAGAATATGTTAAACACTGTACGGCACAACAAGCAACACAATCTAATTATGACAAAGTTAAAGATATAGAATGGCTCACTCAGATGAAAAGTTGTTGGATTATTAGTCAATGGGAAGGTGAATATAATCCACTTCATGTTCATACAGAATGCTCTCTATCTACGGTGCATTATCTCAAGGTTCCAGATTGGTTACCATCAATAAAACCAGACCGCGATGATGATGGTAATGTAGTTTTTATTGGTCAGGAAGGCATAGGCCGATTAACTCGTAAAATAATTAAACATAAGCCTGAAGTGGGGGATATGTTTGTATTTCCATCTCATTTATTTCATACGGTATATCCATTTAAAACTGATGGCGACTATGAGAGGCGAAGTTGTTCTTTTAATGCTGATTTTATTAATAGGGCTGAATATGAACAACATCAGGAAATGATGAAACAGCAGCAACAACAGCAACAACCTCCACCAGCACCACTGCCAGGAGCACCAGAAAAGTTAACTATTAACACAGAGGTATAGTGGAACGTATAAAATCGGTCAGCGATGAGGAAGTTATAGACCGGCCGCCGGAGAAGAAAAGAAAACCACCAAAGCCTCCAAAAAGGTTTAAGGTTATCTATCATAATGATGACTTTACTCCAATGGAATTTGTTATATGGTCGCTTGTTACATTTTTTAGTAAGAGTGAACCCGAAGCAAATTCTATTACACTTGAAATACATAAACTTGGGTCTGCATTAGCTGGTATCTATGACTATCAGATTGCAGAGTCTAAAGTTTTTGAGGTAATGGAAATAGCTAGAGAAAACGATTATCCACTGAAAGTTACAGGTGAACCAGCCGATTGATAAAGTTATAAGTCTTGATGATTTTCGTAAACAGAGAAAAGAACAAGAGAAGAAATTTACCCCCGCACTGACCTTTGAAGTCGGTCAATACTATATTATGCCAGAACTTGGTGTAATGATCCATTGTGTTTACCTCACAGATAAATTTCATAGAAATGACGGTCATCCAACCTATATTATGGAAGACCAATACGGTAATGTATTTGCCGAAAAGATGGAAGAAGGAGTTACCAAGGGTTGGCATGCTCTCTCACCCGATGTCTTTGTATCTACCGCTGAAAAATTAAGAAGAGATACTGATCCGCCAGAACCAATAGCAGGTTAAAATAATTATAAATATTGAAGAAGATATAACCTTTTTTGGAGTTGGGATGGGAAGTTATAAAGACATATTGGAGGCAGTGACTAGAAAGCCTGGTGATGTTTGGAAGACAAAAAATAATAAGTTCAGAGGAATGAACCAATCTGGAAATATGCAGTCATTTCCAGAACCAGACCAAGCAAAATCATATGTTGCTACAAAAGATAAAGAAGATGATGAACCGAAAAAGAAACTAAAGAAAAAATCAAAATCCATCAAATCTTCAGGAGAAGTTTTAGATACAATACCAAAACAGGATATGGGAAAAGTTCGGGCTGGTTATAATAATCCAACAACATTAGGTGGAGTTAAAAAAGCCTCCCCAAAAGACCAAATATCTAATCGCATAAATGAAATTGAAGACAAAGAAACTAAAAAAACTGCTCAAGAAGTCCAAAAAAGTATGGATCAGTTCATGGAGGCAGAAACGGATGAAGAAAAAGAAGAAATTTTAAGAGGTCTGGCAGAAAATAATCTCATCCAAATTAATACTGAAGACCCAAATTCTTCAGATAAAAAGATATATTTTGATACTGTTCTTACTGGACTTGATAGAAAAACTTTAGGTAATGGAAATGTCACAACAAAGGAAATGTGGCGAATTATTCATGAAAAGAAAATAGCTGCTCCACTTAGAGGTTCATCACAAGAAAAAGCCCTTGCAGATATGTCTGGTAAGCATAATGAAAGTGGTATGGTTTTATTGCTTTGTCCAAAAGATGGGGCACACTATAAAGAGAATAGTGAATTACACGAAAAGAATTCAAGCAATTTTGGTAATTTGGGGGGTAGTATTAAGGCTGCCGACCAAAGAAATATAGATATGTCTAATGAAATTAAAACCACTATTCCAAAGGGTAGTAAAATATCTGATGCCAGTAATACTGGGGGTCTTGAAAATGCTGAATTAGCAGAACAATTTAATATTGTGCCTAAAGATGATCCAACAGATTTGATAGTCTTTTATACACCACCAAATCCAGACCCATCTGTGAAAGTACCTACAGTTCAAGAATATGAAAAAGAATATGAAAAAAGAACTGGTAAAAGTAAAAAATTCAAAGATATGTCAAAAGAAGAACGAAGAGAAAGAGATGAATTAGTACATAAAAAACATGGTGGTATGAGAAAGGTTTCTGCTAAATCATACAGAGATCCAAGTAATATTACTATGAAAAATTCTGGAGCTCGTGAGGCTGGATCAGCATATCTTGGAGATAAAAATGTAGACTCACAACTCCAAGAAACATTACAAAAACCAGAATATAATTATAAAGAAGAAGGTCTTACTAAAGAAGAAAGAGATGATAGAAAAAAGAATTTGAAACGTGAATATATGGACACGATGCAATCTAAGATGGAGGAACTGGCCAGTTCAGATGAGGGCCAAAAACAACTCTTAAAAATGTGGCAAGATGTTCATGGTTGTGGTAATGATGTATATACCAGTATAAGTAATAAGACAACTGGCGAAGCCACATTACATCCACCAGATTATTATTGTAAACCAAAACTTCCATTTAAAATTGGCAGAAATGATACTTCAATAACTGTAGATTTAGAAGAAACTGGTTCCGATTCAGTAAAACTGGATTTAAAAACACAATCAGATTCAAGTCCAGTATTATTATTTGTTCGTAAATCTAAAAAATCCAAAGAAGAAGAAAAAAAGGAACCAGAAGATATAACAAATCAATATGAATCACTAGAAGGAACTATTAGTAGGATGAAGCATGTTTAGTTTCAACGGATTCCTCACAGAAGCAAAGAATCTTCATCTAGAGCACCTAGAAGATGAGGTTCTAAATAATGGCGTAGTAGGGACGAGGGGTGCGATTAACTTTTTACAGTCCCTACGAGATATGTTAGCTGGATCAGCCAAGTCCAGCGTGAACGTGACAGTTAAGTGGGATGGCGCCCCAGCAATCTTCGCGGGAATTAACCCTGAAAATGGTCAGTTCTTTGTGGGTACTAAAGGCGTATTCAATAAGAACGCGAAGATCAACTATACAATTGATGACATTGACCGTAACCATCCCGGCATTGGTCTTAACCAAAAATTAAAGGTAGCACTCACAGAGCTGTCAAAATTAGGTATTACAGATGTTATTCAGGGTGACATGATGTTTACTCAGGATGACCTAGAGAAAAAAACTATAGATGGTAAACAGTACGTTACTTTCCAACCGAATACGATAGTATATGCGGTTCCGATGGAGAGCGCGTCGCGGATATTATCTTCAACTATGGGGATTGTTTTCCACACAACATATAGTGGAAACACAATGGAAGATATGTCTGCGTCCTTCACAGTTAATCTTAGAGGGTTGGATAGGAATGCTGGAGTTTGGTTCTCAAATGCAGACTATAAAGATACTTCTGGAACCATCAATTTTAACAAAGACGAAACTAAAAATATTACTAAGGTCTTATCACAAGCTGGAAAAACATTTCATACTCTCAAAGCTGATATTTTAACAACAATATCTAATGATAATGACTTAAAAATACTTATAAAAACCTTTAATAATACTAAGGTCAGAACTGGCGAAAAAATTACCAATACTAGAATGCATACGGCAGGATTGATTGCTTGGATTTATGATAGGTATAAGAAAGAAGTAGAAAAAGTAAAAAGACCAGAAACTAAAAAAATCAAACAATTGACAATG